ATTGAAAAAGAATTAGAATCACAAATTAATCATTCACTTGATAATATTTATAGTAAAATAAATCTATAGAAAAATTATTATGTCAAATTTAGATAACAAAATTAAGAAAGCATTAAGAGAAATGTCAGAAGAACCTGAATACGGAAGATTAGATAGAAGTTTAGTTCAAGATGTAATTGATAGATTACTTTCTGATGAAACAGGTGAATACAAAAGAGCGTTAGAAACTTTGAACTCTGAATATGGTACAGGTCAATATAACAGACCAAAGAGAGAATATGAACCTTTAAGACCAGGTATTAGAGTTAGTAAAAGTATTTATTAATCTAAAGCCTTTCTAATTAAATTGATTAAGACCGATTCGTTGGTCTTTTTCTTTTTTGGTTTGTATGATGTCATAATTGGTTTTTGTCCCTTACCTGTTTGAGTGTCTTGTTTTTCGGCCTTTCTTTTCTGTTGACAAGCTGCACGTTTTGCCGAGTCAGACATTTTTCCAGCAACACCTGCGGCACGACATTTAGGATACGCACCTTTAGAAGTGTCAGGTCTACCACAAGGCGGATGTTTACCATCAACTTTTTTACATATATTAACCCATGGCCCTTTTGGTTGTTTACTACCCTTTGGTTTTTTCTTTTTACCAAACCAAACCGCCAAATCTTCTTTGATTGTATCTACATCATGTGTTGGGATTTCATATCCACTATCTTTGTGTTTTTCCCAAACACCAACAACCTTTTTGATATTATTTTTTAGTTTCTTTTGTTTGGCTTTGTGGGTTGTATGATGGTCACTATCTTCAACAAATGGACCAAGTTCGGATTGTCTCCATTTTTTTAACCCTATTTCAATTGGACCCGAATATTCACCCGCACTTAAAGTAGTATCAGTACCTTCTTTAATTTTTTTCTTTCCAAAAACTTTTTTAAATAATTTATCATTTGGTGGGTTTTCATTCAAACTACCTCCATCATCATCATTTAATACAGGATGTTTTTTATCCGATTTGGAAATTGCATATGCCGTTTCTTCTTTTCTTTTAACGCCCCTTGTTTCAATATTACCATCTAACGAATCAATATATATTTCAGCATTATGATAACCATTTAATGGTTCAGTAAATGGTTCCAAAATGTTTTTGTCCCATAATCTTAAACCAGGTCTTAATGGGACTCTATAACTACCAGCGTCACCTGTAGACGTTGATTCTAATAAATAATCATCATATTCTTTAACCTTTTTTAATATTTCTATTATACTACTTTTCATAACGATTTTTATTTATTATCTTTATATATAAATATATCAAACTATGGAACATTCAAATGAAGAAGAATTAAAAAATGAATTAGAAAATTTACAAACCAAAGTTGTTTTGTTTGATTCTTTTCAATTTAACACAAATGAAGATGTTAATTATTTTATAAATAATTTAACAACTGAAGATTCAAATAATTGTATTATTCAGGCAATTGTATCGGCATACAAAAGAGGTGCTTTCACTATGATTGAATCTGAAGTAATTTCAAAATCTTTAAGAATTTTAAATAAATAAAAAAGGTCAGATTTCTCTGACCTTTTTTTATCTATCATTAAGATAAGATTATCTTAATTCATTCAAATCGAATGTACGAACACCATCAACAATGATACGTCCATAGAAACGGTTATTAACCATCTTCTTAGCGTAACGTGTCATAATACCCTTGATAGGAGTAAAGTTGAATGGGTTATACATTGTTGGAGTTAATTGAAGTGGTACGTATGGAGCGTAGATGTATCCAGTATCCAACAAAGATGTACCTTTGTGACCAATCAACACAGTGTTTGGTGGGAAGTATGGGTCACGGTATACTTGGTAACGGCCACTTAAAGTACCAACTCTTTCAATACCCATGTTGAATTGGTCTTGCTCAGGAGCTGCGTTTGATACGTGGAAGTATTCCAAGTCATCAAAAATAGCACTGATTTCAGAAGAAACAACAATCCAGTTTGCTCCACCTCTTAAAGTAGATTTGTGGATTTGAGCTGAAATTTGGTTGATTGCAGTAATCAACGTTTGGTTCCAGTCCTTTTGAGTATAAGGAGTTGATTGGTTATTCAGACGCTTCCATCCGTTGTAATCCCAACGTAATGTCCATGCCGCACCTTTACGTAAGTCACGTAAGATTTCACGGTCGATTTCAGCCGCAACTTGTTCTGATAATAATGCTGTTAATTCAGCTTCAGCGTCAATGTTGTGGAACGCTGCAACGTCTTGAGCAAGTTCTGGAGACCATTGTGCTCTTAACTTTCTTTCAGTTACAGAAACTGTTACTGATTGAAGGTCAAAAGAAACTTCACCAATTCTGTCTTCAAATTCTAACTCTCTGTAACGCTTCCAAAATGCAAGAATTGCTTGGTTTGTTGAAGTTCCAGAAAGAGCAGTAGTTGACGCAAGAGTAGTACCAGTGTATCCGTCAGGAGTAGATGCTCCACAAGAAATACATGCTGGAACTTGTAAATCAACTTCTAAATAGATGATACCGTCTTGTGAACAGATGTTATTGTAAGTACCACCGTTACCACCACCTGAGTTACTACCAGGCCAAGTAGTTTGAGCTGTTGAACCATACTGTACAATACTTTTACCATATTTCTGTGTAACAACACGGAATAAAAGTGGAGTTGAAGGAGTAGATGCTCCACCAGATGCGTTAATAGCGGTAATCAAACTTTGACTTCCAACAGTTGCTGCTGGTAACAAAGTTAAGTCAGATAAGAAAGTTTCAGAATCCATTTCTTGTCCATCAGGACCGATTAATTTACCTTCACCTGCATTAGTGAAACCAGTTAAAGCAATAAGAACTTTTCTATATTCACCAGCACCATAACCTGAAACAACCAAGTTACCATTAGACCAAACAACAGGAGTTGTAAAACCTGTCATCCAAGCCCAAGCACCTTTTGAATAATCAAAAAGACCTGCTGGGTTTAAACCTGGCTCAGTACCTTCATAGAATAAATCATAAAGATTCTTTGGATATGCTTGTGCGTCATTGTAACCTGCGTTAGGGTCACCAGGGTAGTTACCAGGTGAACCTACTGGTGCTCTGTGGTCTTGTTGTTGACCAGCAGTACCTAATGGGTTAACAGTTGAAGCTGTATATCCTTGGATTTGAGGTACGAAGTAGAACAATTTACCGATTGGTAAGTTCATAGCTTGTACAGATACGATTTCGTTAGCTAATAATTTAGAGAACACACGTCTGATGATAGGGAATACCACAGTTTCGAATGAACCTGAATCAGCAGTTGAAGCCGCTTCGTTGATTAAGAAAGATGCTTGGTTTTCATATAACTGAGCAACGTTTTCTTTTAGGTGGCCTCTAAGACCTTCAAGGAACCCTAATTTGTCCCATTTGTTTATAGTGTCTTCTTTGATAACTTTAAGGTGCTTAAGACCGATGTTACCAACTAAACCACTTTCTAATAATGCTCCCATTTTTTATAGAGTTTTATTTGTTTTTTAGTTTATTTATTATTTAATTATTTTTGACATAATATCTTTCATACGAAGGAATTGAGGGTTCTCGTAAGTTTTAGATTCAATCAGATTAACTGCTGAACCTGACTGTGGAACTTTTTCAATTACTCTTTCGATAGATTCTGTCATTGGAGCTTTGGTTTGTGGACCGTGAAGCTCTTCTTTTATTGTCTTGTATAAAGCTTTAGATTCTTTAAGAGATTCTGCAGAATCAAATCTTCTTAAAATGTTAATCTTTTCTTGCTTAGATGTAGAATGTTCTGTGAACAATCTTGTAGCGTAAGCTAAGTTTGAGTTAAATACAGCAACTTCGTTAAGTTTGTCTCTGAACATATTCAAAGCCTTTCTGTATTCTTCATTCTTTGCTCTTAACATTTCAAGCTCTTCCATGATTTCACGACTTTCAAAAGTAAGATTTCTGTTAGGTGTAACTGCCTTTCTAAGACCACGTCCTTTTTTAGAACCAAATCCGTAAGTACGTGCCGCTTCTTTAGCTTCTTCTTTAGAAAGTTTTGGAGTTCTTGAACCCATTTCAAAAGTTTCACCTTCTTTGAATTCGAACTTTGGTTTACCTGTACCTTTTGTAGGATTTGCGTGAGCTTTCTTTTCATTAAACCCACCTTTAGAAGTTTTAAAAGTTGATGCTTTTTTAGCGTCACCTAATTTAATACCTTTACCTACAACGGCCTTTGTTGATTCGAATACAACATCTTCTTCAAGTTCGTATTCTTCCTCTTCTTCAGACCAACCTTCTTCCATAGTTTCATAATCTTTATAATGTCCATCAACATCACCAATCTTATGACCACCACGTCTTTTGAAATCATGCATGTTTCCACCGAATTCTTCATCTTCTTCAGCTTCTTCTTCCATTTCAATTTCATAAACGATTTCTTCCATTTCTTCTTCAGATTCATTGTATTCAGAATACTCTTCCATTTGTTCCATACCTTCGTGTTCTTCTTCACCTTCAGCTTGAATAAGATATTCATCCTCTTCATCTTTTAAGTGAATAAAATCACCTTCTTTCTTAATTTCGAAAGAATCAGTTGGTTTCATTTCTTTGAAAGCTTTTAGGACTTCGTCAAAAGATTCTCCGCTCAAATCTTGAACTTCTAAATCTTCTTCGTCGCCCATGTCTGATAAATCCATCATGTCGAAACCTTCTTCGGAATCCTCGTCCTCTTCTTCTTCATCTTCTGTTTCAAACTCAACTTCCTCTTCTTCAGATTCGGTTTCATCTTCTTCTTCAGATTCATCTTCGAGTTCGTCTTCCAATTCGAATTCTTCTTCTTCAGCCTCATTTTTCATGGACTCTTTTACTAATTCGCTAATTTCTTGCTTCATTGTTGACTCAAGTATTTCTTTTGCGTTTTCATTGATAGCTTCTTCCAAGTTTTGTATTTGGATTAACGCTTCTTCAACTAAATTTTTTTCTGCCATTGCGTAGTTATTTTATTAAATAAATATGTAGAAGTTTATAAAAATTAATTTTTTTTTGATAAAGCATAAAAAAAGGGGACTTTTGTCCCCTTTTAATAATTTGAATTCTTTTATTCAAAGATTTCATCAATCTTACTTTCAGCAACTGAGGTGATTCTCCAATCATAACTGAAAGATTGGTAAGCTTTAGTAACCTTTGCCTCAACATCGGTCACATTGTAACCTTTGACAAGTTTTTCTTCTCTTACCTTTTTAATTTTTCCTGTGTTTTCATCTGGCAAATCATACTGTACTTTTGCCACAAAGTATTTTTCATCTAGTTCCATAATTATTTATTTTCCTAAATAATCGGAAAGTCGGCTCATTAAATCAAGCGATTTGTTAACTGTTCTAGCAGCTTTCATTTCATTTTCTTCTTGAAGGTTCTCTTCGAAGGCAAATCTACCGTCAGGTTCTGTGAACAAATATGCTCCAGGTGTTGATGGTGACGATACAAGGTCAAAACAAATAAGTTCAAAATCGTCTTGTACTTCGTTTTGGTCACCAACTTTTTTAAGTGAACCAACACCTCTCGATGAAATACCTAACGTTACACCTAATCTTAATAAGTTTGCCGCTTGGTCACCCTTTGTTGATACGATACCTCTTTCATGGAACCCTGGTGAAGTCAGAAGTAATAGTTTACCCAATAGAACATTATTATCCCACCACATTTCAGTAATGATATGGGATACCCTATCTAAATCGATTAATGAAGATTCAGGGTGGTTTAATTCAGATAATGCTGTTTTTTTACCTATGTAGTTTTTCTTATAGTTTTCAGCTTCTCTTTTTAAAATCCTTTCAGGATATATTCTACCATTTCTATTTGGTGTATTATATTTTTGTAACACCGCATAGAATTCAAATGGTTTTGAATAATCTTTGAAATCTCTACTCTCTTGTAAAAATTTTGAGTTATTGAATTCTGTGGGAGACACGTATCCCGCATCCATTTCAATAAGAATTCCTCTACCTGACTCTCTTGGTCCTAATATTTTGTAATTTTGCATTTTATCTTTTATTAGATAAATATTAAATACTTTCTATTTTACTGACAGTATTTAATTTATCCTTCTTGGTAAGATAAAATTTAAAATATTTCGAACCTTTGAAACAATCTTTTTCTAATGTGGATATTATATTTTTTAACTCATTTTTTAAATCTGTAGATTTGAATTCGACATTAACTTTCATGAAGAAAGTAATTTCTAAATTCATAAAAGACCTTTTTTTGACGGATATCCCACTTGTTCTTAAATCTAAATCAACAATAAATTTATCATTAAAAAGATTTTGATTTAATATTTCGGTTAAAGTTGATTTGATGTTTTTATTCAAGATTGACACGGGTCTTGCCCAATCCATTTCTAATCCTTTTGGTTCAACCCATGATTGAATATTTAAGTATATTGACTTTAAATTTTTTGAGTCCACAGTTCCATACGAACACTTAATTTGTTTGTAACCTTTAATTACACAACTTTTTCCTTTTTTCATTTACAAATTTTTCATATCTTCGTTTATTTATATTTAATAATAATTAAGTTAAACATATTTGTCAAAAAAATGCTAATTATACCTATCAAAAACAACGAACTTGAAAGGGCTTTGAAAAACTTCAAACATAAAGTTGTTAAAACTCAATTGATAAAAAATTTACAAGAAAGAAAATACCACAAAAAAAAATCTGACACAAAACGTCAGATTTTAAAGAATGCTATTTATAAGAATTTAAAAAATAATGAATTATAAATTTTGAGTTAAACTCAATAATTTAATATATTCTTTTTTTGAAGGTTGTACTTTAGAAATTCTTTCTTTTGTTTCAATTAAAACTTTTTTCAAATCTTCATCCGATTCAGAAATTAAAGTATCAATTTTGTTAATTGCACTTTCTTTTAAATTATTAAAATTTGTTTTTAAATTTTCATCTTTTGATGTCAAAATTTCTTTAACTTGTTTTTTTTCTGATTCTGAAAGATTCTCTAAATATTTTTCAGCGGTTGAATTAGCAATTTTTACTATTGAACTTATTGGGACTTTTGGAGTTTTGTTTTCAACTATAGTTTTAGTTTTAGTTAAACTCTCAACAATCTTTTTCTTAGCAATTGATTTTTTTTCAGGTTTAATCAAATCACCATACAATAAATCATCAATAGTTTCATATTTGTTTTCAAGGACAATGTCTTTAGTCCAACTTTTAATAAAATTGACAATTTCTTCAGAAAGTTTAATTTTATTAAATTCTACAGATAAATCGTCAATCAAGTATTTTGACGTTTCTTTATCTAACCCTTTGTTTTCATTAAGGTTGTCGTAGATTGACATCATTTTACAAAAATCTTTATTTTTCAAAAGTTTTTTATTGAAATAATACATGTCTGTTTTTAGTGAATCTTTTTTGAATGATTCAACTAATTTATTTTCAACTAATGTTTTTATTACTCCGAATCTCATTTTATAATTTTTATTATAAATATCAACCTTTAAGTAGTTTATCTAATTGATTACCAATTTCACCTAAAGATTCTTGTACTCGTCCTAAATCAAGTATTTCATCTTCATTTAACATTCCTGAATTTTCTAATAAAATATTCAATTCATCATTTCTGTCATTTATACCTTCAGGTACAGTTGCGGGAGCTTCAGGTGCCGGAGCTTCTTCTGCCGGTGGTGCCGGAGTTTCTGATGCTCCACCAAATCCACCCATTCCTGAATCAGATGGAGGTGCTCCTCCTGATTCAGAGGGTGTACCCGCAGGTTCACTTTCTTTTTTACCATACAATTTATCTAAATTGTCAAATAAACCTGTATGTGTAATAACTTCAGCGGTTTTCTTTAATTCTTCACCAACAGCTCTTTCAATACGTTGTTGTTGTAAATCAAGTTTAATTTCTTCATCAGAAAATCCAAGAATATGTTTTTTAGCCCAAGATATTGACACTGGAGCAATTCCACTACCAGGGTCAGCAACCAAATCTTTATACAACAATACTTTTTCTTTCCATACGTCAATTTTCATCAAGTCAGCTTGAGTTGATGGATTTGTCATACTTAATTGGAAGTTTGAAATTTCGTCTTCAAACCCTAATATAAAAAGATGGATAATTGCAATTTTGTTTAATTCTGAAATCATATTCTTTTGAATACGATTGATAGTACGAGCGAAACGAATGTCCTGTAATGATAAATTTTTACCGTCACCAACTGTTTCTTCAAATCCTAAAAACGCTTTAGGAACACGAAGAGCGGTTAATAATTTCTTTTGAATATATTCTATATCCGCAATTTCAGATAAATTTTGAGCTCCTGGTAATGTCTCAATAGGCATTGTTTGTGATACATCTCTGACAGGGACGAAATAATCTTGGTCAACCGCCATTTGATTAAATCTCATGTCCACATTACCTGTTTTAGAATCAACAGTTTGACTTCTTTTAAATTTATTAGCAAATCTTTGGATATATGGTTCGACATCCGCATCATCCATGTTACCTACAAACACCTTAAACACACGTCTTTCAGGTGCCCTTGATGTTCTATAAATTAACATAGCATCTTCAGACAATAATAACTGTTTCCATATTCGTCTCGCTTTTTCTAACATAGAAGTTCCATAAGGTAATCTTCTATCATCACCAAGTAACCTGAAGTGTGCAATCTCCCAAGTGTTAAACTCTAAATCTTTTTGTTTCCATTTGAATTTTAGATGTTTTTTTTCAGGATTTGTTGTTGAGTCAGTTGAATGTGACCCCATACCAGCTTCTAATCTTTCAATTTCAATAATTGGAAGTTGCATACACCCAACAACACCTTTTTCAGGGTCCAATTTAATATATACAAAGTTATCACCATACTTACATGTGTTTCTTGTCCACATTGGTAAGTTAGTGTTAATATCTAATGCGTTATTAAACAAATCACCCAAGATTGATTTTATTCTTGATGATTCGGAATAAATCTGAAGCATGTATCCATCTTGATTTATTGTAGTAGATTCTTCAGCGTATATATCTAAAGCCGCACCTATTTCAGGTGTGAATTCCATTGACTCGTAATCATAAAATGAAGCTAAACGTGTTGGTTCATAATAAACCGCCTGAGTATAAAGATTGTTTTCAATCCTACCCCATTGATTTGCCAAATAATATGTTTGTTGAGCTTGAAGTTTTTCCCTATCATACTCTGATTTAGAAGTAGTTTTAAGAAGCTCTTGTTTGTCGTATTTGTATGTAGGGTAATCCTGACCCAATAAAGAGTTGGGTCCGAAGGCTTGTGATAACCTTTGCCATACTGTTAGTTTATTTTCACTCATATCTAAAGTATAAAGTTATTAAATAACATATTAAATGTTATTTATTAGGTTTTTTATCACCAACAGGTAATTTAACGGTTTGAATACCTTGTCCTGAAACTATAGTTCTAGTTCCTGAGTTTATTACTGCTGCTTTTTTTCTTTTTGTGTATCCCATAGTTTTATCTCCTTCCTCCGAATAACCATAAATAGTTTTCGTAGTCACTTTTTGTTGCTTCACGTTTTATGTTTTCTTGTTGTTGTGGTATAACAGGGTCTAAAAATTGTTTTCTATTAAACTCATTTGTGTTAACAGACCAAGAATTTATCATTGCCTTAGTTTGGTTAGTTACCTTATTAAGTTGTGTAAATGAATTTTCACCAACAAAAAGAGCCATTGCTACGGACATAATTAAGTCATCATGTTGACCCTTTTGATGGTCAGGTCTTCCATTCATATAAACAAAAGTATTCATTTCATTAAGTAATCGACTAGAATAAATTTTAAAACCGTGTCTTAAATATTCTTCAAAAGTTGCAATAATTTGAACACGTTTAGCATTAAAGTTTATTCCTGGTATTTTTTCTGTTGCCTTTGGGTCATATTTCCATTTGTTAGAAATGTCCACACCGTCAACATATAAATTTTTATAACCCAACTCCCTCATTCGTAAAGCCGTTGTCACACCCATACCACCAGTAATATCAATTACCGCAAATGCGTTATACATATTACCCCATTTAAAACATATTTCAGCCAAAGTATCAGGAGGGAGTTTACCAACGTATTCAGCAACTTGTTCCCTCGAATCAAAATCGACAATTTGGAAAGTGGAAAAATCCTCACTGTCACCACGTGACACATCAATACCCATGATATATTTTTTTCCAAGTTCAGCTTCTTTCCATATCCAAAGACCTCCACCCATCATTTTGGCCTGAGGTTCTTTTACCATATTAGTTCTTAAATTTTCTAAAAGATTAGAATCAAATACGTTATCACCTGAACCAAGAAAGGCACACTCTAATTCCTGATTAACTTTACGTTTGTCGTATTTTAATTTCTTAACCATGGACTCATACCAAGATGACGTTGGTTTATATCCTTGATTAATTAATTCTTTAATTTCTTCGTAGTTTTTTTCTTTTTCTTTAAAATCAACAATTTGTACACTTTGGTATTCATTACGATTTAAATAATAATGAATAATATCTTTTACATTTACTAACTGTAAATCTTTAGCGTATCTTGGGTCTTTCCACCAAACCATTTCGGAAATTTTAAATTCATTCATTCCCTTTAATGCTTGGTCATAAATTTCGTAATAGATTGGGTCATATCCGTTAGGTGTTGATACAACTATTACCTTACCACCTGTGGATAAGGACGCCATACAAGCCGCCCAAAAATCATCGTCAGCATCGATATACGCAGCCTCGTCAAATATTAGTATTGTTGGTGTATAACCACGAAGAGCATCTTTAGATGTCGCTACCGCCTTAACTTCACATCCGTTAGTTAACTTAAAGTGTCTTTGTGAATTCTTTTCAGCTGAAAAACCAACACCAACCCAATTAGGCCATTGTTCTGTAAATCCTCGAATTTTATTAGCAACTTCAACTGCCGTATCTAATTTATTGGCAATAACCAATATCTTTTCAGGACTGTTTTTTTTAGCGAAAACAAGTTTCTTAGATGACCACGCAGCAGTTACTGTGGATACACCAGCTTGTCTATACTTTAAAGCAATGTTTTCATTATAATTTTCAAAATCCTCAACTAAACTTACTTGGTCAGGGAATAATTCTAAAGGGACATACTTTTGAACAGTGTTGTCATATGTCTGTAAATAAGTTTTAAGAGCGTATGGTGTCGATTTCATACACTTGGCATACTCCATTAAAACTGCTTCTTTTGATAAACTCATATACTATAAATATAAAATTTATCTTAAAATAGAAAACCCTTCATTTCTGAAGGGTTTATTTAATTTTTTATCCTATTCCTAATCCTTTTAGGAAGTCATCAAAATCTTCATCGTCATCGTCATCCTCATCATCTTCATACTGTTTCATAGTATCTTCATACTCATAACCTTTCAGTTCTTCGATGATTTCATCAACCATATCTTTCACCATTTTCTTTCCTTTTGGTGAACCCGATAAGATTTCACGAGCCATCGCGAAGAAATCTTCAGGTGTTAGTTCAGCAAACTTAACAATGAAGTATTGTTGTAGATTTCTTTTGTCATCATCAAACAACTCATCAGGGTAAGCTTCACGAAACTTTTGCCAAATAACTGGACCTAATCTCATATCCCAAATTTCACCAACAATAGTGTCTTGTGATTTGATAACCGCTTCTTGTCTTCTTTTATCTTTTGGAAGTCCGTAAGTCCCAGCAATTTCCATAACACCCTTAGCAAGTTCATGAATAAGGATTGGTAAATTAACACCACGAGCTTTTACAGTTGGAGGGTCAGTTTTAGCATCTAATTCAGACATACCATAAGTAGATTCTTCATTACCTGCCATACCTTGAACCATTGAGTCAGGCATTAACCAATAAAGTGAATCTGCAAATGACATAAAGACACCATACATATTCAACAATCTTGGGTTGATTGCGTTTAACTCTCTGTTTAATAATTCAAACATATAAGAAGATTGTTTAGCCGCTCCCTGAATAAGTGAGTTAATAAATCTTCTTTTTGCCTTTTCTAAATCAAACTTTTCAAAAGAATCCATGAAATCTTCAATTTGTTCTTGTTCTTCTTCAGAACCAAACATATCTTCAATTTCTTCTTCTGAAGGTTCTTCGCCTTGTTTAACTAATTTACTTGAGTCAATATCATTTGGTTTAACCAACTGAACATCATATTGTAACGCTCCTTCAGGAATACCAAATTCTTTTTGAACTACCTCAATAGCAAGTTCTTCAAGATATTCTTTGTTTTCAGCTTCAATCTGAGCAATCTCCTGCATGGCGTTCATCACCATCATTTGAAGTCTCATTAACGAATTTTGTGATGTTACATCCTCAACACCTGTGTATCTTTTTAATCTATTGATAACCTCTTTAAATCTTTGTGAAGCGACAAGCTCTTCAAAATTTGACGGTTTATCCGGTCCTTCAGGTGTAATTTCAGGAAATGCCTTACTACCTGAATGTGGTGTTTCCCCTTTTTCAATTTTAGATTGAATATCGGGAGACATTCTTTCAGGTCCTTCATATCCGATTGGAGCTTCGTACAATCTTGATTTTAATCTATTTACAAGTTTTTCTTTACTCATCTTATTCACCTTTTAATTTAATATTCATATTGTCAAAACTCAAATATTGTGGTAACTCACCTTTTGGTCTTGGGTCTGTGTCAGGGGCTGGTTGGAAAGGACTTCTTCTTGTAGGTGTAGTTGTCTTTTCCTTTTCTTTTGTTTTCTCTTTTTCTTTTGTTCCAGCACCTTTTGGTCTTGGTTCCGATTCAGGAGCAGGTTTGAAGGGACTCCTTCTTGTAGGAGTAGTTGTTTTTTCCTTTTCCTTTGTTCTTTCTTTTTCTTTAGTTTGTGATTCTAAAATACTTTTAATCAAATCTTTTTTTGTCATAGATGGTCTTAAATTTTCTTCAATAATATATCTCATTTTTTGTTCCAAGATTACTTCATATGGATTTTTACCTTCTTTTAATGACTCTTTGACACCAAGAACACATTTTTCAAATTTCTTCTTTTCATCTTTAGTATAATCTTCTTTTTTCTTACCAACCAAATCTAATGAAGAAGTGCAAATTGCCCAAGGATTTTTTTCAACTTTTTTCTTATTAGTTTTTTTACC